GGATCTTCGGGAAGAACGACAAAGGCTGAGGGAGGGGGAAAAATCCGGACAAGTTGAGCGGGTCTTCGACGACCTTCACGAACTGCTCTGGGAGGGCCGGGGCGACGAAGTAGACAGTTTTCGATTCCTTGTCCCAGATCTCGAAAACGTGCCCCAAGCTCGGGGTTGAGTCTTCCTCCCCCATACCCCGCTCATCTTCATCCTGCGCTTCCGACGCCGCGCTCGTCACGGACAGCGGAATGTCCTTGCCAGTTTCCGGGAAGTTCCGCTCGAGCTCCTCGCGGGTCATGAAGTGCTCAAAGGCAACCCACGGAACGTCCTTCCACTGCTTCGCGTAGCCGTGGTAGAACCGATCCCAGGGGACGACTTCCCCGCAGACTGTTTCGTAAGTGACCGTGCCTGCTTCGTCGAACGTTGCGTCGTACTTATAGCGAACTACACCACGACCGGGGACGAGGGCTTCGAGCACCGCCTGCTCCATCAACTTGTCGAACGGCGTATAGCTGTCGAGGTCGTTGTCGAGGAGGAATTCGAGCGTGCGCTGGGCGACCTTCGCAGCAACCTGCCCGAGGGGGTTGTCGTCGCGGTGACGGCGCTGAACGATGGGACGGGGAAGGTTGTTGTAGAGGGCGGGGGCGAGGGTTTCCGTGTTGGAGTAGAGGATGTTGAACTGATTCTCTTTCCGATCTTCACACTCGAACAGGTCAACGAGCTTCGTCGCCTCTTTCCGCCAGTCCTTTTCCCGCTTATCCGCCTCATCAAGCTCGGACAGCCAGCGGCGGACTTTCCCGTCCGGCTTTTTCGTACCTTCGGCAGTCGCCACAGAGAACAGGTTCGTCATGAAAGTTCCTTAGAATTCTTCGGCGGCGATTCGCTGCTGGCGATTGCGCTCGATAAGTTGGTCGATAGTGTAAGAACCGGGGTGTTTTGGCAAGCTCGAAGCCGGCGGAGCGGATACACGCGGTATCCAAGGGCGAGACATGACTGCGTAGCGAGTTTCGTCCGCTGCGTGGTCTTCCGCTTCAGTGTCGAGGTCTTCCGGGTCAGTGTCGTCGTGCTGGAGAGTGGGTAGGGTGCGGATGGTATCTTCGCAGGCGTCGGTAAAGTACAGCATCGGCACACCCCCGTGACCGACTAACCTTTGCCGGAGCTGCTCCCACCCCGCTTTCCTTTTGTTGTCCGCGCGGCGCCAAGTGCAGCCATGAACCGCCATAGTCTCACCGATGGAAGGTCCGCCGTCACGGATGAAAATAGCTGGATCAGCCACGCCATATCGAATCCTTTCCCCTCTTTCCCACTTAACAATCCCTTCCGCAACGGCATCAGCCGTCATCTTCAGGCCTTTGTTCGGTCCGCTGGCCCCGTACCACTCACGATACTTAACAAGGGCGCCTTTCGGGAGGACACGATCAGCGCACTCGTATTCTTTATCAAGTACAGCGTACCAGCCGCACGAGAACGGCTTCGCGGACGCCCAGTCAAAAGCGCGGAAGCGAAGAATACCGGGGTTAGCCAGCACACGAGCAAAGTCCTGAAAAGGAAGGACATGACGGGCCTCATCCCATTCGTCGAAGAAAGCCCCATCTACGATGTCCCAGTTCCCTTCGAGCCACGCCTTGACTAGGGCTTCCGAGCCGGACTGCCGCAGGCGGAGGATGTAGGTCGGGTCGTTGCGCATGAGCAACTGGTTATCCCCGATCTTCGACGGGATGAAGACACGGTCGAGGGAGACTGTCTGTTTTACGCCGTCCAGCTCGATTTCAGTGGATTCGGTGATGATCTGGTATCCGCCGGGGTTCGGGTCGATGTAGCGGCGCTTAACCCAGTTATGCCCAGCACCGCCAGGGTTGCCAGTAAGGCGCATACCGACAGGAACACCACTGCCCGAACGTAGAGTTGCGCGAAGCTTGTCGATCGGAGCGGAGCTGGGGAAGTTTGTGACTTCCTCCACATAGACGCGGGTGTAGTTGTGGCCTTGGTATTCCTCGGCGTCAGCGTCTTTTTCGAGGTAAGCGAACTTGAGGCGGGCGCCGTTGGCCATTGTCCAGGTTTTCTGCTGCTCATTATACCGCCCTCCGAGCTTGGGGAAAAGCTGCTTCGTCCGCGCAATGACTTCCGCGAGCTGGACAAGCTTTCGACGGAAGAAGATCCCAATCGCGGCTTCGCCGTACTCGGAACTGTGTTGCAGCCAGTCCCCGATCGAACTTTCTGTCTTCCCTCCGCCCCGAGCCCCGCCGTAGAAGACCTCAAAGACCGGGCACTCAAGGAGAGCGGTCTGGGGGCCGGGCTGCGGTTGCCAGAGGATTTGCTGGCCGGAGGGGGGTGAGGGCATGTCGGGAGGGCTCGGGGTTGTGCTTTTCGGGGAAGGTGCTGTAGGTGCCGAAGCGTCTCGGCGGCCTGGAGCCTGCCAGGTCAGGCGCGCGCCGCAATGGGCGCGCGAGGGGGGGTTAGATTTCGTCTTCGCTGAACTGAACGAGCATGAGCCCCCGCCTGCGCAGTGCGGCATCCGCCTCTTGCTCCGACACATCAACCGCCGCATACAGCCCTGCGATCTGCGCCGCCGTGAAGGGCAGCCCCTGCTGCGCAGCGAGAGTGGCCGTGGTTGTCGCATCGCCGGGGCGTGTACTCACGTTCCCCTCCGCATCAACCGAAGTCAGCGGCAGAAGGTTGGCAAAAGTGTCTTCGATGTGGCCGCTGCTGATGTAGTGGGTAGCCGGCAGCTCGCCGGTCGGAGAGCAAGCCGCTTGAAACATCCCACTACCTCCGGGGCCGGCAAGTCCCGCACAGGCTGCACGGGCAGCTTCAACGGCAGCGGCAGGGACAATCATGGTGCGATGAGCCCACATATCAAAAGTACCTCCTAGCATTACGCCCTTGCGCAATCATTGCATTTCTTATTGCGGCACTTGGCGGACCAAACCTCAACATCAGTTGATACATCCGGCCCTTGAAGAACATCGAAATGCCACCGCGCGCCCCCAAATACAGGGGAGAATTCGCATACGAAGTTCCGCCTTGCACGCCAAGCGCGTTTGAGTACGCCGCTCCATCCACCCAGGTCCGAGTGTAATTGCTCTGTATGGAGCATTCCCCAAAAACACTCCGGAGGGCCGGAGCAGGTACATTCAGAATATCAACCATTCCTGGTGAGAGATTGCCAGTGCCACGGCTCGTAAGACGAACAAACGGGCCAGGTGTATGGGATGCAGTACTTACGCCGATATCCAGTAACAGGCTGTTTGCAGAGTTATCCCCATACTCGAAAAACATCTGCCTGACTGCGTCTGTCAGTTTTTTGAGCACCGCGTTAACTTGGATTTCTGTCGCACCCAAATTAATAGACGGCGTGACCATCCAGTCATCCACCCCATCGAACCGAAGATACGGAGGAAAGCCGACCGTGTCGTAGTCGGTTGCGGAGGTGACGCGCTGGTAGACCGGAAGATTCAGCGTGTCTACAGCCAGGCGGATATCCGGCCCCCAAACAATGCATGACTCTCCTGCGGCAGAGGATGCGCCTGCGAAGCCAATATAGAAGGCGACTGTGTCCCCGGTAGAAAAACCCGTAGAGAGTGTATTTTCGACTCGATACCAACCACCCCCTACATCTGTGCGACTCCATCCAACCCCGGACACCGCGCCGGTCGAGTTGTTAAAGCCACCAGAACTGACGTTGGTGGCAGTAGTAGCGTTTCGCACGGTTAAGGAGGTTGTAGGCTTCGTACCTCCGAGTCTTGCGTAAAATGAGACAACAAAAGGAAGCGCAGTGACTGGGAAGTATTGGTAGCAGGTAGGTGGTCCGCCGGTGCTGGTGAGCGTCACCGCTGTCATAGTGCCGTCCGGCGCGACATGCGTGCCGTAAGTCGGCGTAATGCTCAAGCCGAGGTTCACCCACTTGCGGGTCGTCGTGGCATCCTGAAACATTGTGTCTTGCAGCAGGTTATACCGTGCGCTCACCACAGGTCTTGCCGTGGTCGTAGCTTGGCTGGCATGGTTTCCCCAACCACTCTTATCCAGCATCAGCCCCACGGGCTGCTCCATCGCCGTTACCGGCAGCGTGCCTGCGGAATCCTGGAACAGCGTTGAGAGGTCGGTCGGATCGAACCAGACGCCCTGCTCTTCATCCACGAAGAGCTCCGAGGGGATCAGGGATTGAATCTCGCTGCCGAGATACGTCCGCTTGACGAGCGTGTTACCGACACGCACGAGCGAATTGCTTACGTCGAGTAGTGGCATGGCTCACCCGTTGATGACGTAGAGGGTGGCGGCATCCTTGACCGGAAGTGCGTCGTATTCAGCCTGAGTCAGTGCGACGATGGTTTTTACAATCCCCCCACCCGGGGAGGTTACAGCCAGGACGGGCACCGCCGCAGCCCCAACCCCATCAAACTCCGGCAGCCTGTTATACCCCACAGGCAGCAGAGCCGCCGATTCATTCGTACCACTGAGCAGAGCTCCGCCTTGGAGATACCCGATAACTTGTGCCATGGCAATTCCTTAAACAATTGCGTTGATAGTCGAGGCTTGCGCCCCATGAGCGGCGGCCCAGCTCTCCGCGGAGTCTGCTTTCCCAGGCAGCGCCACAACGAAGTTGGTCTGAACGTTGAGGTTTTGCTGCCGCGCGCCGTAGCCGAGGGCCTTCGCGCTGATCTCAAGCGCCTTAAGCCCGAGTTCCGCCGAGTTCGTCACGGAAAGCTTATCGAGGACAACGTCGAGGGACTTTGAAGCGAGGGCGCGGAACTTCTCTTCGATCGACGCAACGATCACCGGGTCGAGAAGTTCCTCTTTGCGAAGGGCAAGCCGGGCTTGGAAAGCATCGGAGTTCATGATCCGGCTAACCCACGGCACTGTGTACCCGAAGTTCGCGGCAATCTCGTTCTGGCTGATCGCCGGGTTCGCAATCAGCAGGTCGATCATGGCGTCGTGACTGTACTTGACGCGGGCAATTGCGTTAGCGGCACTGGCGGTGCCGAGGAGCGGCTCAGACATGGCGGGCCTCCGACTCAGTTGTAATGCGTGCATGATAGCGCCGGGCGGCGGATTGTCAAGTGACAACTTTTGGCAGTCAAAAGGAGGTTTCTCCGGGGGGTTACTTTTTAGTAATATCCGGGATTTTACTCGGGAGTCCCTTCGCCGCGATCCGCGAACTGACAAGTACCCCCCCCCCCCCCCCGCTAACGGGAGAGTAAGA